TATTAAAGAACTTTTAACAGCAGGATATGGCAGCGAAGGAGACGAGCCAGAGCAAGTTGTAGATCGCTGGTTTAAAGATATTATTTTTAATATGCTGAGTGACGAAGGTCTTGACACTAATCGAGGCGCTGGTTATATTAATGTAGTACCAATTGATAGAGGTAAAAGTGAAGTATCATAATAATGCTTGACAAACCGTATAAAGTCGTATACAGTCGTACATATACAAACTACACAAAGGCAAACTAATGGCAACTTATATTCTAGTAGATACAGCTAACACATTCTTTCGTGCAAGGCATGTAGTACGTGGCGACTTAGACACTAAACTCGGTATGTCACTACATATTACACTCAACAGTGTAAAGAAAGCATGGACTGACTTTAAGGCAGATCATGTTGTGTTTTGTTTAGAAGGACGCAGCTGGCGCAAGGACTATTACGAGCCTTACAAACGCAATCGACAAGTAGCACGTGATGCACTAACGCCTACACAGCAAGAAGAAGACACAGTGTTTTGGGAAATGTTTGATGAGTTTAAAGACTTTGTAAGTACAAAGACTAACTGTACTGTAATGCGTCATCCGCAACTTGAAGCAGATGATCTTATTGCTGGTTGGGTACAAGCACATCCTAATGATAATCATGTTATTGTTAGTACTGATGGCGACTTTGCACAACTTATTGCACCTAATGTACAACAGTACAACGGTGTTAGTAATACTATTATTACACACGAAGGCTACTTTGACGATAAGAAGCGTGAGCCTGTTATTGACAAGAAAACAAAAGAGCCTAAGCCTGCGCCCGATCCTGCATTTATGTTGTTTGAAAAGTGTATGCGTGGCGACACTAGCGACAACGTGTTTAGTGCATATCCTGGTGTACGCAAGAAAGGCACTAAGAACAAAGTGGGCCTTATTGAAGCATTTGCAGACAAAGACAACAAAGGCTACAATTGGAATAACATGATGCTACAGCGTTGGACTGATCATGAAGGCGTAGAGCATCGTGTGCTTGATGACTACACACGTAATGTTGTACTGTGCGATTTAACTGCACAGCCCGACGACATTAGAGAGATAATTAATAACACTGTTGCAGAGAATGCAGTATCTAAAGACGTATCGCAAGTAGGAATGCGTCTTTTGAAGTTTTGTGCTAAATGGGATATGCAACGTATTGCAGATCAGGCGGCACAGTATGCAGAACCATTACAAGCGAGGTATAAATGAACTTTAAAGCTAAACCGGTATTAGAAGATAAATTTTGGATTGTTGAACAAGAAGGTGTAAAAATAGGCACTCTTAGCAAAAACGAAGAAGGCTTTGTTGTAAATAGTGCAGGTAAAATTGATCTATATAAAACTGAAAGACAACTTAAGAAAACATATGGTAGCAATTTCTTAGTTGCAAATATCAAAGATACCACAGGCAATACTACTAAAGATGTTCACGGTTATCCTACTAGAACAATGCCTTATAATAGTATGTTTGATATACAGCGTAAATTACCTTTGTTTACTAAAAGTCAAAAATCAAAAAGTGTATATTGTGCAGGATACTACTTGATTAAATTTAATGTTAATTGGTTAAAGAGTTATTGTCCAAAGTTAATTACTGTTGAGCGCAATGAATACATGGGTCCGTATAAAACAGAACTAGAAATGAAAATGGCGCTAAATCATGTCAACAGATCCGATTAACACAATGCCTATTCAGCAACTTATTCAAATAGTAAAAGTTGCTGAACAAGGTAGAGCAAAAGAAGTTAGACTAGATATTGCACAAGCAAAGACTCTTGCATTTACGTTAGGCGAAGTTATGGCAAGATTACACGGAGATTTAGAAGAAGTTTTAGATAAAAAAATTGAAAAACTTAATCAAGATCAAACTATAGAAATAAATATGGATTCAGGTGCCTGGTAAAAAAGATAAATATATGCGTAGTTAATATAAGGAATCACGCATATGAGTCGACCAAAGCCTAAAATTAAATTAGAATATACAAATAAGGTGACATACAAGTGCGAACAGGTTTTAGACGCTGAAGCAATTTGGGCTGTATTCTACCAAGATAGACCATTTAATTTAAAAAGTAGCAATAGCCTAACAGGGTATCCTGGACCTAAATATAAAAAAACTAGTTTTTCAAATCCAGGACATGCTTATAACTTATCAAAAAAATTAAACGATATGTTTAATACAGATGCATTTGCTGTTTATAAATTAACAGCAGGTGAAAAACTACAATAATGAATAAAATAACTTACACAAAACTTTTTTTAAAAGAATTAGGAAAAAGTTATAATGATCTTAGTGTAAAAGAGCATATGCCATTATGGTGGTATAATACAAGACAGAAAGATGTAGGTGGATTAAGACTCACCGAAGACGGCTTTGATATCATAAACCAAATAGGCATACAAACATACGATATACCTTATCCAAGAGATGTTCCTATAACTACACAGATTATAATACATCTTGATAAGTTTATCGATTGTCCTTACTATTTAACAGCCCGAAGTCTTACAGTCACCAACGAGCGCAAGGCTGTTGAACTAGGATTGTTTAGCGGCGATCTACGCAAGTACGGACTAACTAAAGCAATGTCAAGGTCAAAGAAAGATGAGAATTGATCTACACGGATTGCATATCCAAAACGGCTGGCGGCATTTCAATCAACAAATAGAAGAAGCATATCTCGAAGGATATAAGAAATGCCATGTTATTACAGGACAAGGTGCTATGATGCGTGAAATACATACGTGGGCCGATAATCACATACGCATTAAGGAATGTGTTCAAACCAAACATAATCCCGGAAGTTTTTCTATAAAATTAAAAAAAAGAGGTTGACCTTCTGAGTTTAATGTACTATTGTAGTGTTAAACGTAATAGGCACAGAAGGCACAAATGAAACATTTATTATTAGCACTTGCACTTACTGGAACTACTGCACATGCGGATCCAGGTTATTTAAATCAAGCAGGCTGTCATTATGGCACCACAGACGGATGGCGAGGTATGTGGCACTGCCATCATATGGCACGTTCGTATTATAATGACCGAGGACTTCAAACAGATCCTCCAGTTGTAGGTGATCCAGTACACGACCGTTTAAATAATCGTCGAACAAACTACAACAATCATAATCATAATCATAACAATAATAATAACGATGCACTAAATGTATTGCTTGGTATTATTGTTTTAGATGCACTTTTAGGAAAATAAAGGTTGACACTATAGCGCACTCGTGCTATAGTGTATGTATAGGGCAAATACACAAAGGGCAATACAATGTTTACATACAGCAATGATGTTATTTCAGATCTACACAAAGACGCTTATGGCTTCCGTCCATCGCAGCGTTTCTTTGATGACTGGTCTACATATACACCTGCAGAAAAGCAAGAGTGCTGGGATATGATGTGCCGTGACATGGAACAGGCTTGGGCAGAAGAAAAAGTTCAAGAGGCAGCAGACGTTGCCAAGTTCGAAGACCGTGTGCAAGATGTTATTGCAATCGGCGCTGGCGACCGCACTACTGCACTCAAATGGATCGTAGAGCAAGAAACTTTCTACCACAGCCAAGATGTTGAACATTTTGTTTGGCAGCAAGGAATCTTGTTTACAGATTATGGCAAAAAACTTATCAAAGAAATTGCCGCTATTGTAACATACAAAGATGCATATTGAGGTTGACAATCCAACTGGTATTTGTTATTATAAAGTATAAGCACTGATTAAAGGAATACAAAATGAGCGAAGCACGACAACTATCCCCGAACAAAGTAAAGGCAGCAGTACGTAAGGCTGTTAAGAAGAAACGTCCTCTCTTTATTTGGGGTCCTCCAGGTATTGGTAAGTCTGAATGCGTTGAACAGATTACCAACGAACTACCTAACTCACATTTGATTGACATTCGTCTTTCTCTTTGGGAACCAACTGACATCAAAGGTATTCCGTACTTTGATTCAAATATTGGTAAAATGGTGTGGGGCGCACCAAGCGAATTGCCAGACGAAGAAATGGCAAAAGCATACGATAATATTGTGCTCTTCTTAGACGAAATGAATAGTGCGGCACCAGGTGTGCAAGCGGCTGCTTATCAGCTTATTCTAAATCGCAAAGTAGGACAATATAAACTACCCGACAATGTAATTATTATTGCGGCTGGTAACCGTGAAGCAGACAAAGGCGTTACGTATCGTATGCCTGCTCCACTTGCTAACCGCTTTATCCACTTGGAAATGGCTGTCAGCTTTGACGACTGGTTCCAGTGGGCTGTAGATAACAGAGTACACCAAGATGTAGTTGGTTATTTGCAGTTTGCAAAACAAGACTTGTATGACTTCGACCCCCGTAGCGCAAGTCGTAGTTTTGCTACACCTCGTAGTTGGACATTCGTTAGCGAAATGCTAGACGACGAAGACAACGAGAATACCACCACTGACCTTGTTGCTGGCAGTGTTGGTGAAGGATTAGCTGTAAAGTTTATGTCG